CGATCGTACCCGCCTTGCCGAGCCAGTTGAGAAGATCTGCGTCCGGCGCCTCTTCCTCGGGAAGCTCAGGCAGAAGCCCCTCCTCCGAAGCCATGTCCGCGACCGAGAAGACGAAGTCCCAGGCGTCCTCCTCCTCGACCTCGTACTCGTCCATCATCGCGTTGACGCAATCGAGCAGGTAGGTGTCCACCTTCTCGTTGGCCTCAGACATGTTCTCGGCTTCCAGCTCGCCTGCGGCACCGCCAGCAGAGCCTTCGATGCTCTCCCACGCGGCCTCACCAGCAAGCTTCTTGCGCATCTTGGTCAGAACTTCGTTGATCTGGGTATTCATTCGATCTCTCCTCCAATTCCGAGCTAGACGCGGAGACGCTTCACGAACTCGTTGTACCCGCTGAGACGACTTTCGGAAAGCTCGATCTCACCTTTGGGTACGCCCCCGAAACCACGAAAGTCTGGTTCCCTGAGCGCCCGTGCCGCCGACCCCGCTAGCATAGACCGAACCACATTCTTCGCCAACGAACGAATGGCCGGTCTCCAGATAGGCTTGGCAGCTCGATCCCCACCACCGAACTCCAGACGTAGAGCCTGGAAAGCCACGTCCTCTACGACCTCTGCACGAGGAGGCAACCGGATGGTCTGGTTCTTCGAGATGCGGATGCCCTCCTTCACCAGCAAAGGCTGCCACTTGGGGCGGTCCAGCTCTCGAAGCTCCTTCACCTTCAGGACCTCCTTCTCGGAGACCTTTCGCGTGATCACAGAGCCCTCGCGCTTGGTCGGGAAAAACGGCATGGAATCCAACGTCCACGGACTGAACTGCTGAAGAATCCGGATTTTCTCTGGGACGCGGACCAACTTCCCCTTCTTGGGGCGGATGTAAAACACGCCCGTCTGAGGATCTACCTTCCGGGCCTTCGTCTTCTTCATGCCAGACGAATCCGCGTAGACCCCATACCCGACAGCACCCTTGCTCGCGTTCACCCGACCAAGACGAAGAGCACCTCGCAACCCGGAGTAGGACTTCGGAAGTCCCGTCATCAGGGCAGAGTGCAAACCTTTCGCTGCCTCATGCGTGACCTGCGCCATCGCGAACTGGACTCGATCTTCACCCGACGATAGGTAGTCGAGGAAGCGTTTCGCGTCAGCGTCTAGCTTGGCCGTGATCACTTGTTCGCTTTGTAGGCAGCTTCTTCAGCCCACTCCGCTTCCGTTGCCTGCATGACCTGCAACAGACCCTTCTTTGGCTTCGGAAGGAGTTGAAGAAGGGGAATTCGATCTTGAGGCGTGTGGATCAACAGAACACCCGAGGCGTCTGCCTGCTCCGCGGCTTGAAGCTCATTCAGACGACCTACGTGAGCCTTGCAGACACCAATGAGTCGAGCCTCATCACGAACCTTGACGGCGAAGTCTGAGTTTCCGGCGCACATGAAGCACCAGCCGGTGAAGTCCGTCATCGGGCCTTCGTACTCAGAGAACGTGTCTCCGGCGATGGGCGAGCCGCAAGGCTTCTGGGCGACGCACTTTGGCCTAGGAAGACCGTTTGCACGGCCCTCCCAGTACTTATTGCAGGTCGCGCAGACGGGAGAAACACCCGTAGCTACCTCAGCGGCGATCAGCCTCGGGTTCATGCAGCCGTGGCCATCGCTTTCGCGAACTGGCCCATGGCCTTCTTGAGGATCGCCTTCTGCTTCTCGTCCTTCGTCGCCATCATGAGCTTGTTGACGACGTCGATGAGAGCCCGAAGCTGCTCCTTGTCCAACTCCTCCCAGTCGTAGTCGGTGAGCCCTTCGTCGAGCGACTCGGTCTGCACGACATCCACCCCGAGATTCGAGAGGATGACCGATGCCAAGGCGAGAGTCTTCTGCTGAGCTGAGGTCAGCCCCGCTTCCGTGGCGTTCGCCAGCTTCTTCAGCAGCTTCAGCGCAGCCTGGACCTCGGGATGCCCCGCGTACCCAGCACGGATGACCGTGGCCGCTTCTGCTTGGGGCTTCCTCATGAACCGAAGCTGCGGGTTCTCCAGGTCCCCCTTGAACTTCGGAGGCGCGTAGTAACGAGCCATCACGGCCTTGGCGAGTGTTGAGTTCAGGGTGAGGCTACCGAAAGACGAACCCCCTCCCGAGCCGACCTTGATGAGGCCCTTCTTGATGAGGGACTTGATGATGGGGTTGGTGAGATCGTACTTGCCCAAGCCCGCCCGATCGAAGGCGTCCTTGCGGTACGACGACTTGAGCCCGTCCATGAAGCTCATGGCAGCCAGCTCCTCTTGGGAAAACTCGCTGTAGTCGTCGGGCTTGTTGGTCTCTTCGACCAGCTGAAGCATGAGGTTGTGGTCCATGATCAAGTCTCCGCGAGGGCCTTCTTCGAGACCGCCTTCGCATCCTTGCCGGCGAACTTCTTCAGCTTCGTCATCAGCGCAGCCTTGTCTGAAGTGACGAGAGCCTTGATCTGGTCGAAGAAAGCGTTCACCGCCTCCTTGTCGCCCACATCGATGTTCATCTGCGAAGCCGCAGCAGCAAGATGAAGAAGGAGCTTGTCCGAGACCTCCCCCTCCTCGACCACAGGCGCGGCATTCTCAGCCAACCGTTCCATCAAACTACGATCCATGTCTGCTCCTACGTGTTGGTGAGCCGGCGCTCGGGGGTGAATTCAGTGTTCCTGGCTAGGGTCACCTTGAACCCGACGAAGTCCGCCTCATCGAAGAGGTGACCATCGTCGAATACCTCAGTCATCGTGAAGTAGTAGCCGTGTTTCGCTTTCCCGTGAGGGTACGACACCGACTGCTCATCGAAGAAGGGCGTCTTCCAGAAATGAACGATGTCCCCATAGTAGGGAGCCCGAGCCCCGACACGCTCGATGTCCACACGTGCAACCCAAAGGGTCGAGGGGAAAGTCTTACGGAAACCCTCCGCCTTTGATTCAGGGAAAGGCTGGGGGTACTCAACCCACCCTTTGAGTCTGAAGGGGCCGTCCCAACCCTCGGTGATGTTTTCATCGTAGAGTGGATCTCGAACCGTCTTCTTCTTGTTGAGCTGGTAGATGTCCACCTCAGTGCCGGCAATGTTCACGGCCTCCTGAGCGATCGTATCGAACAGCAGCAGCTCCCCCGATCCCAGAGCAAAAGCGTCCGCACACTCGCACTTCACGACGGGTGGCACTTCCAGGCACTTGATCGGTTTGCAGGTCATCGGCTAACCAAGATGCGCCTTCAGGTAACTCAGCGCCTTCTCGACGAGAAGCACGTCATCTCGGAGACCCCCGATCCCTGTATTACACGGGAAGCATAGGAGACCTCGGATTTTCCCCGAATCGTGGTCATGATCGACAGCGAAGTGCTTCTGCACAGGACCTGGGGAGGAGTCCCCACAGATCGCGCAGACTCCACCTTGAGCCACCAGCATGGCCTCGTAGTCCTCCAGACTCAGACCATAGTTCCGTCGAAGCTGGCAACGCCTCCGGGAGGTCTTGAAGCGAGTGTAGTTGGCCGCGTTCTTCCTCTGCACCTTGTCAGGGTTCCGAGCACGCCAAGCTCGTTCGGCTTCCAGCGCCTTCTCTCGGGCTTCAGGATCGGAGGACCTTCGTCCCTTCGCCCACTCCCGGTTCTGCACACGCAGCTCGTCCTTGTGAGCTGCCTTGTAAGCCTTCTGATAAGCCTTCCGGGCTTCGGGTTCCTTATGGGGCATCATTTCAGCCTAGCAGGAATCCCATGGGGAACCCAGATTCTGAGACTTCCTGCTCTAGTTTCTCTTCTTCTTGGCGAGCTTCTTCGAGGAGAGTAGCTCCATCGAGATCGACATTTCCCTGAGCGGTAGGGAAGCCTCCGGGGTATTTGGAGCGAATACGACCGAGTCGTTTCTTGCTGGCCATGAGGGAGTAGCGTTTGACGAGATCGTGGTCTCGTTCAGACAGCTGCTCGATGGTGAGCATGTTGGCCTTGTACTCGATAAAGATCTGCCCGGTCTTGTACCCGTTCACGGGGAAGAGACGCAGCGTTCGATTGTCCTGTCGCCAGTCCAGCTCCCCACTGAAGACCTTCGCAAACATGTCGAGGTTCTGAAGGGCCAGCGTGTACGACGACAAAGGCCCAAAGCCTCCCGCCGCACCCGAGTAGCCCGTAACCTGCAACCCACCCCCTACCGAGGTGAATCCACCGAAGATGTCCACAGTACCGAAGCCAGCCCCGAAGCCTCCAGAGGCCAGCTGCTCCGCCGACGTCCCGGTCCCAGAGAACGCCACGTCGATGACAATCTCCACCTCATCAGGTAGTTGGTACTCGGATACGCCAGAAACTACGTCCCAGAACATGATCTTCCGGAAGCCCTTCTTGGCTGTGTACCAGCGCTTGGCCTCCTCGATCGCGTCCTCGATGTGCTCGCATCCCAGCTCCACTTTGACAAAAGGAGCCCCTAGGTACCGTAGGATCCACGGTACCAACGTCTCCTCATTCAAGAGCGTGCGCTGTGCGGGCACTACCTACTCCTAGCGTTTCGCAGCAGACTTCTTCGCAGTCGGCTTGGGGTCGAGGTCATCACCAGTCTCCTCGGACTTCGAGGTGCTGTCCACTGGACCGTCTGAACCACCCACCGGAGCGGTCTCCCCTGCCGGAGGAGCCGCAGGAGCTGCGGGAGGGGCTGCGACAAGCGCAGGCGCATCACAGCTCTCCAGGAGCCCCAAAGCCACGTACTTCGAGTACTCGGCGCCGGAGAGCACCGTCTCGCCTTGGACCATGCCGACACCAGGGATGGTGACGGCGGCAAACTTGGAAGACTTCTTGAAGTGCATCTCAGTTCCTCTTTCTCAGCTGTTCCATGATGTCGAGGAGGGAGCCTTTCAGAGCTGAGGCTGCCTCGATCAAGTCGTTCAGGTCGCCCACACCCTTGAGGATGCTCTCCTCCAGGGGCAACTTGCCTGACACCTTGGGAGGAGCGACGAACTCGACGTGCTCGTGAAGCTCACGAGGAGGGAGAACCCTCTTCGGCAAGTCGAGCCCCGACTCCAGTCCTGCCAACTCCGCCTCCACGTCCTCCAATCGTCCCATCGTCCGTCTCCTTAGTTGCGACCACGTGGTCTGAAAAGGCAAAGGCCCCCGCCCTTGCGGGGCGAGAGCCTCTGGTCCTCACTCACTCTGGTTGGGGGGAATCAGAGGTTGAGGACACGCATCTGGCCGTAGAACTCGGGACGAAGCAGCGCCTTGCCGTAGCGGGTGCGCATCGCCTTCCGGAACGACAGGTCGTTCGGGTCGAGGAACGTGGCCGTGATCTGAAGCGGGATGTACGGCGCCCAGGCGTAGCCCGAGTCGAGGTACGTCGCGCCCTTGAGACCGATGAGCATCTGGTCGCGTGCGAAGAACGGGTCCTCGTACACCATCCACTTGTTCATCAGGGTGCCGACCTTGTAGATGCCGAACTGCCCATGCTGCGAGAGCGGGCGGGGGGCATCAGCCGGTCCGTACGGGCTGTCCATGCCCGACACGTACGCAGCTCGGAAGTCACCGTGCGTGGTGAGCTGGGTGAGAAGCGCCGAGATCTCGGGGCTGGTCACGATCCAGTTCGCCGGAGCGCGGAGCGTCTTCTTGTGGATGAGGTTCGAGACGGTGCTGATTTGCGTCAGCATCGAACGAAGGTGGTCCAGCTCGGGGATGCCGGCGGGTGGGATGCGGTCGAAGGTCGCCGAGGTCCCCGTGGAAGCCTGGAACAGCTCCCCGATGATCTCACGGTCGATCTCCAGCGCGATCTCGTTGGCAGTCGTCGCGACCATCTCGGTCTCGGCGTCGACACCGTGGAGAGCACGGAGATCCTCCGCAGCTTCCGAAGACCAGAGGGCCTTCAGACGGCGCGGAACGGCCTCGATGAGCTTCTTCTTCACGTCGAGGCTCATCGTGGGGATCTTGGTGTTCATCTCCCCGTCGTAGTAGTAGAACGCCTTGATCTGGCTGCCCAGAACCGGGATGGTCGTGAACTTGAAGTTCGAGATCGACCCGTTCGAGTAGTTGATGACGCCCGTACCGCCGCTTCCGAAGTTGCCAGCGCCGTCGTCGGTTGCCGTCTGAAGAACCGCACCCGTGGTCGGGTTCAGCTCCTTGACGATGACCGAGAAGCCGAGGCTGGTGTTCAGGGGGCGAACCGGCGTGAACGAGAGGTTCACGTTGAGGGCACCACCGACACCGCCGTAGTTGACTCCATCGCCCGTGGCGCAGATCTCGCCGTTGACGAACTCGGACGTGTAGTCCTTGTCGAAGTCACGCGGCATGACGTTGCCAGCAGTCGTCGGACCCTTGGTCGTCGAGTAGATGTAGTCCATGTAGAAGACCGCACCGACAGGTGCAGTCATCGGCTGGACCGACACGATCTCGTTCGAGATCAGGTTCGGGAAGACGCGACGGAGGATCGGGAAGATGAACTTCGTGAAGGAACCCACGTTCAGAGAACGAGTTTCCTCATTCAGGCTTCGCAGATGCTGCGCCTGGTTTTCGAAGAGCATCGCCGAAACCGCACGCACGTGCCGTTCCTGAGCGTTGCGAGCCGGAATCCCCTCCAAGAGGGCCCCCCACTTGCGGTCGAGGGAGTGGACGTAGCTCTCGTCCAGAATCGTCCGGGCTCCGGAGCCTTCCTCCATCATGTGACGAGAAGCATCGTTCATCGGTATTCCTCCTGCACCTTTCTCCTAAAACCCGTTTGACCTAGTCGCTCAGTCAGCCGATCCCGGAGAGCTTTTTGATTTGCTCGACTCCGAGTCCCAACCCGTTGTAGTCGGTCGACTCCTGAAGCTTGACACGCGGCTTCTCCTCCTCGACTGGCGTCGAAGAGATCCCACCACGAGTCAATCGACGAACACGAGCACGAAGAGCTTCTTGGTCATCTCCACCGTTGGCCGGCGCAGAGGCCACGTGGACGGATTCGATGATCTCATCGACTTCGTCCTGCGTCGAGAACCTTGAGTTCTCCAGAATCTTCCGCACCTCAGCGGCCCTCGGATGGCCGGTGATCTTTCGCTCTCCGTAGAGCTGAAGCGCCTGGAGCTTCGACGCAAGCATCGACTTCTCCAATGCCTCGTTCAGCTTCTCGACAGTCTCCTGGAGATCTTTCTCCCGAGTGACCATCGAGTCACGAGCCGACGCCTGCACCTGGAGCTGCTCTTCGAGCTTCGCCCGCTCAGCTGCAACCCGGCTGTCGATCTCTGCCGAACGCTTCTCCTCATCCAGACGGACCTTCTCGCGCTTCTCGCCGATCTCCCTCTGGACAGACTCCAACCGAGCCTTCAACGAGGTGAGGTCCGTGTACCCTGAGACGTCGCCGATGGCAGCACGAACGATGGCCGCATCCGCCGAATCCCCGAGGTTCTTCTCCAGGAAGTACTTGTACCCGGTCGTCTTGGCGAGGAAGGAGAGCTTCTCCATCTCTTCCTCGATGTCCTTCATCTTGAGATCTTTGTCGGCCAGCGTCTTTCGGAGGCGCGAGATCTCTGCGTCCTTCTCCGAAAGCACACCCTCGACATCCTCGGGCAAGATGTACGGCCGCAGGAGCGCCTTGACGCTCTCCAGGGCCACCTTCGCCCCAGCAACTGCCGGATCGGAGAGAAGCTCGCCACGAACCTCCTCACGAACGTCAGCCTTCACCTTGGCAAGAAGGAGCGGGAGCTTCTGAGCAAACTCATCCCGGAGCTGGGATTCCACCTGCGACGTCGCCTCGGAGACAGCAGCGCTCACGCGCTTGGTGACCTCCTCTTCGTTGACCGTCGACTCTTCCACCTGCTCAGGCTTCTCGTTCGCGTCCATTTTCCTTCGCTCCTTCGACTCGAAAAAGGTCGTGGGGTAGGCACCGCTGTCAGCAGGTTCTGCCACGAAGTCGAACGTCCCGAGGCGGTAGTCCTCTTGAACCTTCTCCTTACCATCATCCATCGTCTGCGTGGAGCCGTAACCACGCGAACTGACACCAACCGCACAGTTGCCCTTCAGGAGGGCCTTCAGATCTTTGCCACGAGCCGTATCCAAGATCTCGGCTTCACCCGTGACCGTCCCATTGGCTTCCACCGTGAGACTGGTGACGACGTGGGAGACTCGGGAAAGCGACGTCCGACCGTCTGCCGGGTGGTCCAACTCCCCGAACACCTTGCGGGAACGCAAATCGGCGCTGAGGCGCCCGATCTCTCGCTCCCACAGATTCTTCGGGTAGACACGCCCGTTCTGGGTCGCCGCATCCGCCCGAGCAAACTCACCACGAACACGGACCTTCCCATTCCCACCCTCATCCCCCTCGATGACGGTCAGATGAATGGGACGGAAATCAGACAGCTCGCGAGAAGGCGTCTTGAGGCCAGCCGCCACCTTCGCTTTTGCTGCTTGATTTGTCGTGTTCATCAGTACATCCGCCATCGAAAGGAACTGCGTAGAGGGGTTCGGTCGAGAACTGAGCTGCTCTTCTTGGGTGACTTTCGAGTCTTTCGCTTGAAGGGATTGCCTTCGTAGCCGATCAACTCCAAGCGCCCGCTGCGGTAGGCTGTACGCCTCTTCCTAGGAGCTTCGCTCAGAGAAGAAGCACTCAGGCTTTTTTTGCCTTCTTCTTCTCCACCTTCATCGTGGCCGAGTCTTCCTCGTCACCACACTCTTCCATGTCGTCCTCGTCGGGCTCCATCTCGTCGTCGTCAGGCTCCGAGCAAGCCTCGTCATAGATCTCCATGCCTTCGAGGAGGTCTTCCATCGACTCACGGAACATCTCCTCCAGCTCGTCCTGGTCGATGTCCTCGCCCTCCGAGAGAGCCGTGGCGATCTCCGCCGCCTGCTCCGCCATCTCGTCGTACGTGACACCCAGGTCCAACAGCGCGCCCTCACCGAGGTCGTTCGCCGCCAGCTTCAGGTTCTTGCTCAGGGCATCAGCCGCCAGAGCGAGGTTCGCGAATCCCTTCACGACCTCCTTCTTGTCCTTGCCACCGATCGAGCTGACGATGTCAGCCACGTCTTCGGCAAGCTTGGTGACGCGATCCATGCCCGTGGGCTCGACGCTCGACGTCTGGATGCGCTTGCCCTTGATGGGCCCACCGATCTTCTTCAAGATCTTGGTGTGCTTGGCCATGGCCTTCTTGCCACCAGCCGACTTCCGGTACTTCTTGTTCCGGAGCTTGATCTTGGCACGATTCTTCTTGTACGCCTTGCGGGCAGCGCCACGCTCAGAAGAAGTCTTGTGCTTGACCCGGACAGCCCGAGCTTCATCCACGGACGCAGAAGGCGTCTCGGAAGGAGCTGCTCCCTCGGTGCTCTCCGTCTGCGGGAGTCGCTTGGACCCGCTCGGCAGGAGACCGATGGCCCGCATGTCCTCTTCGAGCGTCGTCAGATGAACCTTCGCCATGGCTTTCCTCTCTTCAACCGGGGTCAGTAGCAGCGGTCGCGATCTTTCTCAGAAAGGCGCCCGTGATTTGGAACTTGAAAAGTTCCTTTGCAGCAGCATCGTAGATGCCTCCAAAGGAACCGACCTCGAACACCTGCTGACGCGCTTCGACGAAGCCTCGGACAGTCGACTCCAAGTCGGAGAGAAAGTCCTCAGCAAAGTTGCGAATCACACCAAAATCTTCGCCCATGAACTGGGCATCGCGTGCCGCAGCGAGCTTCTTGACCGACTCCGCCACTGTGGTGGCGAGCTGGCTGTACTGCGTGGAGATGTGATCGAAGTCCGACTGTACCAGGGTGTTGTACTGGTTCAGCTCCTGCTCGGAGATCGAACCATCATACAGCCGAGTGAACTTGGGGGCCAGTCGGAGAGTTTCGGGATCGATGCCCGACTCCTTGACGTAGCCGTAGATCGAGCCAGCCTTCTCCGTATAGTACTTCTTCCACGGGCGGTCGGAGGTAAAACTCTCCATCACCCCCTCTGCCACGACCTGCTGGGGACGAATCTTCGTCCGCTCCGTGAGCATCGGAAGAACAGGTCGCAGGGCAGTGTACGCCTCATTGACCTGGCCGACCAGCAGTGCGTCCACCGTACTACGGGTCTGCGACGCTACGTAGTCTTCCATCGAGAGGGAGGTGAGGCGCACAGGAGTGATGGCCGTCAGGACCACCTGACCACTGGCAGACGTCTCAAACTGAAAGCGAGCGACGCTCCCGTCCACAGACTCTGCGAGGCCGTACCCGGTGAAGGTTCCGATCAGAGATACCTCGACCTTGCGACCGAAGAGCTTCTCTGAAGACTCACTCACCACCAACGCGAGCTTCCGGATCAGATTTTCGTATGACCCCTCGGTCAGGGTGGTTACCTGGTCCCGAGGGATGAATCGATCAACTGAGGCGAGCATTGGGAAGAAGCTACCGTTCGAGTTAGAGGGTGTCAACGGAATCCGAGCTAACTTTTACCACTCGGAGATCCCTGAACCGTACGAATATCTTCTACGAGGGCTCTAACCTCTCTCAAACGCTTCGCCAGGGCCTGGTCGGAACGGAGTAGTTGGTCGAGTTTCGCCTCTGCACGCTTCTCGGCTTTCGGGTCTCCCCAGGCCATCTCTTTTTCGGAGATCGGGCCCGAAACAAGGCCAGAACGTGCAGTTCGGCGTCGAACTCGGGTCTGCAACTGGGCCACAGTTTTGGGATCGCCATCATCCACATTGAAGGACTCCGCCTGAGCCGGAGGTACCTCATTCATGAGGGTCGCAGCCTGAGCTTCGCCTGCTCCTTGAGCAGTGATGCCCCGGATGATGTCCCCTTCCCGCTCCTTCATGACGATGGCGATCTCCTTCGACGACAGTCCAAGGATGTTCTCCAACGTCCACCGCAAGGAAACGAAGTCAGCCAAACGTGCTGCAAGGTCTGCCCGAGCCGAACGAACCTCCAGCTGTGCCAGCTCGAAGATGGCCGAAGGAACGGTCATGTGGATCTCGAAATCGGCTCTGGCCGGATCGATACCCAAAGCTGCCAAGTGCACTCGACAAATCTTGCCAATCCCTGTCTTCAGCTCGCGCTGCACACGCAACACAGAGCGCGCGAACCGTACGTCCTGGCTAGACAGAGTGGCTCGGGCCACCTCCTGCTCCTGAGCCAAGTACGACTTCGGGACCTTGATGCCTGCGAAGAGCTTGTCGCGGAAGTACTCGATGTCGTCCATCGACTGCCACTGGGGAGAGCCGACAACATCGATGCGGGTGGCGTCACGACCTTGACGAGTAGGAACCCAGAAGTCGTCGTCAGGAGACCCAGGGTTGAACTGAAGCTCCAGCTTCCCGCTGTTCGGATTCACGAAACGACGCTTCCGGTACTGCTGTCGAATCCTGTTCACGTACGCGAGAGCTTCGGCCGGCGGCATGTCGCCAACGTCCACGTAGAAGGCGTAGCGCTCCATGGCCTTCTGGAGACGGAAGAGGATAGCTGAGTCCTCCATCATCATGAGGCGTTTCCAGATCCAACGAGCAGGTTCCAGAACCGAGTAGCCGTAGACACTTCGACGGTATTTCGACCGAAGCCGAAAGTGCACAACCTCCCAGTCCTCGAAGGCTACGGATTGTGGAGCGGAGTAGTCATACTCATCGCAGTCCTTGATCTTGTCATTCCGGACCGTGAGAAGCTCATCGAACTCCTCCATCGAGAAGCCAACCTTGTCGGCGAAGGTCTGAATGAAGCCCTTCAACGCCCCGTAGCAATCCTCAACTCGCCGAGTCGTTGTGGCAGGCAAGAAGTTCAGCCCGACGACGCCCTCGTTCGTGACGAGCAGCTCTTCGTAGTCGTTGCCGTACTTGCACAGCGAACGAGAGATCTCCCAGATCTCCTCATCGATTCGCAGCCGCTTGTGCAGCATGTCACTGAGGATGCGCTGCGTCGCTTCATCCTTGGAAGTGATCCAAACAGTTCTGTTCAACTGAGAATCGAGCTGCGTCGAATCATCTGCGAAGATGTCGATGGCCGTGGCGATCTCCGGATAGTCGTCCATCTCCTCGTAGTCATTGAACCGGGAGAGCAAGTCGGTCTCGACCGCCAACCACGAGGAGACAGCGGTGTCGTAGCCGTAGCTGGAAGCCCCACCCATCGAGTTGGAAGCCATCAGCCGCCCAGCGGTGTTCCCACGCGCGAGCTTGGTGGCCTGGGTGTCTTTGTCCTTCTTCCAGAAGGTCTCGACTCGTTTGCTGATGTCAGAGAAGACGCCCACTTTTGCTCCTCAGCGGAAACCCGATCCGATGAACGGAGGGAGTATGTCAGAGTTTGAGCCCGCTGTCGGCATCGTCGGCATCGAAACGACCGGAGCCCCACGAGACTGGAAGGCAGCGGACATCCAGGGGTCCGAGTCGGGGTTCATGCTCTGAAGCATGGGCAAGGGTTGCTCCAAAGCGTACTTCCGAAGCTGAAACAGAACCCCCGCCAAAGCATCGGAAACGTCCTTCGACCCTCGAACAGGATGATCTATTTTCCGCTTCTTCCCTCGCCTGTCCTCCTGGAGAGCCTCAAGCTCCGAAATAAGGGGAGGGTAAGGATACATGTCGACGCGCCCCTCATAGAAGGCGGTCTTCAGGTTGTCGTACGGATCTGGAGAAGTATCCACAGACAAGATCTCACTGCGATAGCCCTGAGACTTCATCTGCTGGATGGTGTCGGCGGATTGGTAGGAGTCCAGGCTGACTCCAGTGATCATGTAGCCATGACGAGTCAGATCGTAGATGAGGTGACGAAGCTCAGCCAACACGATTTCCCCTCCCATCGGAGGGATGATGCGGAGGGCCAGATCGACAACGTACATCGGAGCCCGCTCCATGAACTTCTGCCCATCGTCAGCTCGCCGGACCACATCCTTCCAACCCCCGATGTGAGCCATCACAAGCCCAGTAGCGTCTCCACGAAGAGAGGGGTCGATGTGGACTGCTCGGGGAGCCATCGGGTTCAGCCTCGGTCGATTCACCGTCTCGGTGATGCCTCCAGGTGCCCGTTCGCTTCGCGCTGAGACCATGCGGTCCCACATGAAGATGCCTTTTCGTGACGGGTCGTAGATCAGCTCCGAGAAGGGGTGGGAGCGTTGGCTATTACAGGCGGCCGTGATGGTGTCGCGTCGCTGGATGTAAGGGTTGACCGAGACGGTTGCGATGCCGCCGATGTCACGGATCGCTCCTTCGAGATCGGTCTGGAAGTCCATCCGGAAGTCCTCAGGGACTGGGAACACGATCGTTCCCTCCTGAGGGTTCTCCAGGAACTGCCTCTCTTCCCCTGGGTCCAAGATCTTGCTGGAGACCTTGTCATTGCCTACAAGCACGTAGAACTTCCCCACAGAGAAGTAGTCTTCAGGCTTCACGTCCCACAGGGCATAATCCCGGACGAACACGGTAGGATCGTTGGCTGCGTTGATGATGCGCCTTGCGGTGAAGTCGTCATTCGTGCGCTTCGAGGAGACGACGAAGAGCATCCCAGGGAGTTTTCCTTGGCGCTCGAACCGGCTCTTCATTCGGCGTCGCATCGTGGCGTAGATGGACTCAGCCAGATCTACGTTCGAAGCATTCGCATTTGTGGACTTCGCGTTTGCGGACTTCGCGAAGAAGTTCGACTCATCGACGATGCCTGCGATGGTGTTCAAACCAAGGGCAGAGGTATCCGTCGAGGAACGAGCTGCTACCCAGATGCTGTTGGGGAAGCGAAGTTCCTTCCGTGTGGCAGCGAAAGGGAAGTTCTCCTGGAAGTAGGGGGAGCACTTGATCTTCGTCGCGATGTTCTCGAAGACAACCTTGATTGCCAGCGATTCCGTCACCGACATGTTGGTGATCGCAATGCCTGATTGCGAAGCAAGCCCGAAGCTAGCCTGCGGATTCTTCATGCAACTTAGCTCGTACAGGATTCGGCAGATCCCGATGGAAGCGAAGAAGGTCTTACCCCAACCAATGCTGCCGGTGAGCACCGCCTCGGAGTAGCCCCCGTCGAACACTTCCACCATGTC